TTCACCATCAGCCTGAAGCGCAGCACCTTAAATCTTCAGCTATCCACAAGCTGGGCCGGCCGATTACCCCATCTTTTGCGCCGCTATCAGGGGCATAGCGGACATCCAACGCGCTTGCCTAGACGTCGTAAACCCGCAGCGTCATCGTGACGTCGACCGCATCGGGACCGGCCCAGGCATAGGTCAGCTTGGTGCCCGGTTGAATGAACTGGCAAACCTTGTTCACCAGCGGCGGTGTCCCTAGCCAGACGTCAGCGGTGAAACGCGCCGTCCCGTTGTTGAGCGTGGTTTTCACCCACGCGACAAACGTGTCGTAATCGGCAGGCGCCATGCGGACCTTTTGCGTAATCGTCCCGACATTGTCGCCCGGCCGCGGGCGCTGGCGCGTGTTGCCGCCTTCCATGTCGGTCGAGATCGGATCGAGCATCCGCTGCAGACTGAAGCCGTCCTGCAAGATGACGGAATTTGCAATCGGCCACGCCGGCAGCGCCATCGTCATCGCCCCATGAACCGCTTGACGCCGAAATCGTCAGCGAGCACGCGCCCGCCCGAGCCATTGGACAGTGACTCCGCGACCGCGCCGTCAATCGCTTTCTTCAAGATGACATCAATCGCAACGTTGCCCTGTCCATCCATGCGCGACGTCTGCGATTGAACGCCCGCCGGCGCGTTGTGCACATTGACCACGACGCTGGTACTGCCCCCTCCCGCGCCTGCGGAAACGCCCAGGCGTCCGCTGGAGTCACGACGCAGCGGCATGATCGCCTCCTCGCCTTTCTCGCCGAACAGTGCCATCGGCGCGATCGTCGGCATGGAAACGACGTCGGGGATGCCGCCATCCGCAAAAGGAACGATATGACCTGCGGCGAAGATGTTTCCTTTTGCGCTTCCCGTTACGCCCGCGATCGGATTGAAGCCGAAGCTCGACAGGTTGATGCCTCCTGAAAACATGCTTTGCAGCGAACGCATCAAGGGCTCGACGATCATCATCTTGATCATCACCTGCTCGACCGCCCTGACGGCTGCGGTCTCGAAATCGGCAAAGCCCTGGCCTGCTGATTTCGTTCCCGTCGTGATATCGGTCAGGCTGTTGACCATGTCATTCTCGATCGAGGACGAGAGGCCGCGGAAGGCCGTGTTGAGACGCAGCGCAGAAGCCTCGCTGCTCGCCAGCGCCGCGGGAACATCGTTGCCGTAAATTCCCTTGAGCTGGCTTGCGATCGCGACGTCATCCTGCAAGAGCAACATCGTCTTGTTGTTGAAATCGATCTGCGACGACACTTTTGCCCGCGCCAGCGCTTCGGCGGCCGCGGCCGCGGCGTCCTTGAGCGCGGCGAATTTCTTGGCCTGCTCGTCGGTCTCCTTGCCGCCGTTTGCCTGCACAGCCGCGGTCTCGGCCGCCGTCGCACGGAAGCGCGCCAATGCCGCATCGCCGAGGCCAACCGCTTGCGCGTCGGCGAGCTGCTGTTCGGTATGCTTGCGCAATGAATCGATCGCGCGATCTACCCCATCCTTGCCGCCATCGTCGCGGCCGGGGATTTTTGTAAAGCCGCCGACCCCGGAGACATCGGCAGACATGCCCTTGAGCGCAGCAAGCTGCGCATTCCAGAAATTTTGCGAGCTCGCGCCGGCGAGGAGCGCCTGCGGGCTGGTGTCGGAAACCGCGCTGCCGCTGCCCTGGAGCCATTTCAGGTCCTCCGGGCCGAGCAGCTGCACCGAGCTGGAAAACGCGCGGCCGAACTCACGCCAGGTCTCCAGAGAGAAGATCGGAGAGTCTTGCCAGACCTGCAACGCTCTCGCCAGATTATCGGTGTCGATGTGGATCCCGCCCGAATCCGGAACCCCTGTCGCGTCCCGGAATTGCTTCAGGTTCTCATCGGCCGCCTGCCGGATCGCCTTGCTGTCGAACGAGCTGATGAACTTGCCGGCCTGTTCGATCAGATCGTCGATGATCGGCAGCAGGCCGGACAGCGCCGCTTTCATGTACGCCTCGAACTCGACCGAGCTTTTGCGCCACTCCCAGTCGAAATCCGCCGCCCGCTGAACCGTCGCGTCATCGATGACGGCGCCTGCGCGCCGCGCCTCCTCGCCAAGCCCCGCTATCGTGCCGGCGCCTTGCTCGAGGAGCGGAACCCACTCCTTGGTGAAGCCAAGCATCTGCGCGATCGCGATCTGGTCTTGCGGCGTCTGCGCGCGCCGCACCAGGTCCGCCGCAGTCTGCAGCAGCTGATTTTCCGAGATCAGCTGGCCGTTGGCATTGCGGATCGAAAGCCCGTTCGCTTCGAAGGCCTTCGACAACGTGTTCGCATTCCGCTGCGCGTCATTGAGCAGCTGCGCGGATTTTTCCAGGCCGCCGTTCATGTCGCTGTCGGACAAGCCCGCGATCGCGCCGCCGAACTTGATCGCTTGCAGATCCTTCAGACTGAGACCGACGCGCTCGGCCATGGACTGCATATCCGCCAGCTCTTTGTTGGCGCTCACGACCTGGTCGACGACGCTGCGGACACCGGCGACGGCCGCGATCATGCCGCCGCCGATGCCGGCGATCGCGAGCAACGTTCCGGAGATCGAGCTCGACACGCCCTGCGTCGAGTCCGCGGCCTTATCCATCGCCGCGGAAAAGCGATCGGCGCCGGACGTATCGGCATCGATCACGAGCTCGGTCACGACTTGCGACATGGCTTAGGTTTTCCTGCGATAGAGATCGTCCAGCATTTCGATCAGCTGGATCTCGAAAGGAGCCAGGCGGATGCCGGTCAACCTAATGAACGCGTCGAGATCGGACCAGGCGATCGGCTCGGCCGAAAAGCCGGACCGCCGGCGCGCGTGGAGCCGGCAGAAGGCCGTCCAGACGTGCTCAAGTTCGAAAGGGAACGGCGGCGTCTCGAGCTTGGCCTCGAGCTCGGCGCGCCTGTCAGGCTTGCGCGTCCGATCGAGCAGGCCCTCGAGGACCTGCCGGTAAGGGACACCGTCCTCGAGCGCCGCGAGCTCGAAATATTTCTCGGCGAAAGCCCTCAGCTCGTCGCGGAGGGCTGAATAAAATTTGCCTCGTCCTTGAGGTAGTCCGTGATCTGCTCCAGCAGCCAGCCCTTCTTGCGATCGAGCAGCAGCTGCCGCGCGGCGTCGGCGCTATACTCGATCAGCTGGCCGTCCAGCTTGATCGGCGTGAACCCCTTGGTTCGCGTCACGATGTTGTCGACGTTCTCGGCGCGCAGCTGGTCGAGGCTTTCCTCGTCCTCTTTCCACTTCTTGCCGTTGACTTGCGCCTGGCGCCTGGCCGCGGCGCGCTTTAGCGCGGCCTGCGCGACGCGGTTCGAAAGATCGATTGTGACATGATGACCTGGTCCGTAGAACGTCCAGGTCCAATCGACCGGCGCGAGCGTTTTCGGATGCCGGATGACGAGCTCGCCCTCGTCTTGCGCGTCCACGGCCGATAGATCGAAATCAGTCATCTTGTCCCCTTGTCTCAAATTTTACGACCGCAACGGCATCTGTTGCGGTGCATGCTTGCTCGATGAGTTGCACCGAGAGCTAACGTTCTGAGGCTACTTCAGCTTTCGCGGCATAGCCGACATTGCCAGACTTGCTGCTGGCTCGAACTGGTCGCGAATGACCCCGTTCCGGACATTCACGGATGTGCGAACTGTTGGCTTGGGCGCTGGCGAGCGGTATACCTTTGCTGCGTGAACCGCGCTAACATATGGACTTGCCGAAGTGCCCGTTGGGCGAAACGGCCAGCGGCGGTGCCGTCCGCGGGATCGTAACTCTCGATAACGAGCTATGCCTTTTTCCGTTGATGCAATGCGCATCGACCGCGCGTGCGCACGCTGAATGCGAATGCGGCCCAAAGACGGAAGTGGGGGAGTAGACGTTCATGTGGCACCAGACTAGAGCCGTGCTGCTTGGGGCAGCAATTGTCGTGGCGACCCTGAGTGGTCCCTCTGCGTCGTACGCTGCTGAACCAGACAGGACCGTACTGCCGTTACCAGTTCCAGATTTCGCGGGCAAAATCGGTGAAACCTACAAGGACTCGACGCCCGACTGGACACCTGCTCTGCCGCTTCAAGCCCCGAAAGGCGCGCCTAACATCCTCATGATCGTGCTTGACGATGTCGGGTACAGCCAACTTGGCTCGTACGGGGGTCCGATTGAGACGCCCAATCTCGACAAGTTAGCTTCGTCAGGTCTCCGTTTCACCAATTTTCACACGACAGCTCTGTGCGCGCCGACGCGTGCCGCGCTTCTTACGGGCCGCAACCCCCATGCCGTTGGGTTCGCGACGATCTCAGAATGGGCCACCGGCTATCCCGGCAATTACGGCAGCATTCCCAAAAGCGCCGCGACCATCGCCGAAGTCCTGAAGCAGAATGGCTACAACACCTTCGCCGTTGGCAAATGGCATCTCACTCCTTACACGGCGTACACCGCTGCCGGTCCCTTCGACCACTGGCCCCTCGGCATGGGGTTTGAAAAGTACTACGGGTTCTTGGGTGGCTTTACCGACCAATGGACCCCCTTGTTGGTGCAGGATAACCAGTTCGTTGCGCCTCCGCGGCGCGATGGCTACCACCTCACCGACGATCTGGTCGACCACACCATCGCCTACATCCGCGACCAACGGCAGGTGGGCACAGGCCGACCTTTCTTTGCCTACCTGGCCCTCGGGACGGCCCACGCGCCTCTCCAGGCGCCCAAGGCTTACATAGCGAAGTACAGAGGCCGCTTCGATCAAGGTTGGGATGTGGCGCGCGAGGAAACCTACCAACGGCAGAAAGCGATGGGCTTAATCCCGCACGATACGGCGCTGCCGCCCCGCAACCCCGGCGTTCAAGCCTGGGCCGATCTGACCAGGGATCAAAAGACTGTTTATGCGCGCCTGGAAGAAGTCTTCGCGGGCTTCCTCGACCATGCCGATCATCAGCTCGGGCGTCTTTTTGCGGCCCTAGACGACATGAAGATTCGGGACGACACCCTCATCATCGTCTTATCGGACAACGGGGCGTCACCGGAGGGTCTTCAGAACGGAACTGCGAATACCGACCGTTTCCGCAACTATAATCCGGACACGGTCGAGGAAATGTTGGGACTGCTCGACAAGCTTGGTGACCCTGATACTGATCCGCACTATCCCATGGGCTGGGCCATGGCAGGCAACGCGCCATTGAAGCGCTGGAAGCAGGATACGCATCACGGTGGCAACACCGATCCGCTGATTATTTCGTGGCCGAGGCAGATCAAAGGTGCAGGTGAGTTCCGGACGCAGTACCACCACCTTGTTGACATCGTGCCGACCTTGCTGGAGATCACCGGGCTGCCCGCCCCGATATCGGTCAACGGTATCAAGCAGATGCCTCTTCACGGGGTCAGCATGGCCTACACTTTCGGCAACGCCGACGCGCCGACGCGGCGGACGACGCAATACTACGAGATGCTGGGTAGCCGGGCGATCTGGGTGGATGGCTGGACGGCTGTGACGTGGCACAAGAAGGACACGTCCTGGGACGATGACCGCTGGGAACTCTATCACACCGACGGCGATTTCTCGGAAGCGCACGACCTCGCAGCTGAGCGACCAGATAAGCTGCAAGAGCTGCAAGCTCGCTGGTTGGAAGAGGCCAGAAAATACAACGTTCTCCCACTCGACGATCGGCGCTACGAGCGGACCGCGGATCCGACGCGGCCTGTGGCCGCGATCGAGAAGCCGTCCTACGATTACTTTCCTGACACCTCGATCTTGCACCCGCTCGCCGCTCCGCAGCTTCTCGGCCGCGAACACACCATCACGGCCTACGTAACGATCCCGGACGGTGGGGCGGAGGGCGTGCTAGCGTGCAGCGGCGGCAAGTTCGGCGGATGGTCCTTATTTATCAAGGATGGAAGGCTCCGATACACCCACAATTATCTAAAGATCAAGGATTACGACGTGGCATCTACCAGAGAGGTGCCGATCGGTAAGCGGCGTCTCAGCGTCCACTTCACGCCCAAGTCGAAGTCGGTCAAGCCTGACTTCTTCACCGGCGATGTGAGCCTCTTTATCGACGCCGATAAAGTGGGTGAGATCAAGGACATCAAAATGGCTGGTCAATACAGCGCGATCGGCGGCTACGGCCTACTGATCGGCCGCAATACGGGGACGCCGGTTAGTCACAGTTATGAGCCACCGTTCACCTTTACAGGCACGATCGAGAAAGTGACGATCGAACTGGATACGCCCCCAAAGGTGAGGTGATACCCACGCCCGATGTGTATCTCGAACGGTCGTGGCCTCGTGGCCAAATGTCCGTACATGGCCCATCGCGACATTTGCTGCGGTTGCACAAAGGCGGTCGGTATCGGAGCAAAGCCGACATCGATTGCTTCTAGGCTGCCGTGGTTTGAAAAGAAATCATGGTCGGATCGAAACCGTTCGCGGTATCGGTCGCGACGCCGACCAGGCCGGCCGGGATCGCGATGGTTTGCGTGCGCGGGCCGCCCTGCTTGGTGAAGGCCGAGGGATCGACGCTGCCGAGCGTGAAATTCGGCACCGTGATCGACAGAAAGTCTTTCGGCTCGGCCGTATTGTCGACCGCGAGAACATGCAGCGTGTAGCGCGTTTCCGCGATGAAATCCGCGAGCCTCGCGAGATCCTTGCGCAGCGCCGCTATGTTCATGCTGACCTGCAGCGGCGCCGTGAAGACGTCGGGCGAAAATTTCTGGCCGCCCGATCCGAACGTCGCCGGCGCCGACGGCGAGATGTCCATCGTCAAGTCAAACGATGTCAGCTCGATCAGGTCGACGCCGCCGAGCCGGATGGTCGCGTCGACAACCGCGAACGGCGAGTCGACCGTCGCGACCGGGTTTGCAAACATCGGCGAGGACCCGGCCGCGAGCGCCTGGATCTGGCCGGTGCCAACCAGCGACGGATCCGCCGTCAGCAGAGTGTTTGCCGAGGACATCGAAAACTTGATCGAGCCCCAGACGGCGTCCTGCACGACGGTCGATTGATCGATGTCGCCCTCGTACTCCTCAACCGTGAAATACGATTTGAGCAGCGTTGCAAGATTGATCAGCCGCTTGCCCGGCCTGGTCAGCGAGCACGACGTATCCGCGACAGCATTCGCCGTCAGCGTCTCCGCGGTGAAGATTTTCGCGCCGGACAGCGCCGCAACGCGCAGATTGCGATTGTTGTTCGACGCATCGGGCAAACCCGTCGCCCGGATCACGTCGCCGACACGGAAACCCATCGCGATCGGATTGCCGGCCTGCAGGTTGATGCCGTCGACGTCGGTCGTCAGCCCGGTGAAATCGGCCTGCGTCTTTGTGAGAACGTTCGCGTCCCACGTACTGCGCATGATCGCCTCGATGATCGGATCGAGCGCGCCGAGCGAGGCCTCGGCGCTATAGGCCGCGGTGACCTGCTGGGTGCCATGACGGCCGCGCGTCGACATGCCGTCGCTGCGGATCTCGGCCGAGGCGATCGCCTGCTTTGCAAGCTTGACGCCGGCGCCGCCGGCGATGCGCAAGACGTTCGCGCCGGCGCCGTTCGCCGGCACGCCGCGGCCGGTCTGCTTTTTGTAAGATACCTGCGCATTGGATCCGGTTTGATAGGTCGACATTGCCGCGAGCTCCTGGCGTTAGGCGATGAAATAAAATTCAAAGGAGATTGCGACGGTCACGCCGAACCAGTTGCCGTCATCGCTTGATGAATCGCCGCCCTGCACAGACGGGCCGTAACAAACGACCTTCGCCCCAGGCTCGGTGTTGTAGAACGTCGCGGTGCGGAACACGTCGCCGGCCTGGCCGGCGAGCGCGAGATGCGCGGCCAGGCCGGAACCTGTCGGCACATACGTATGAATGAAGATATGGCCCACGGTCAGCCAGGTCTGATTGCCCGGCAGCCCGACGCCGCGCAGCGCCGTTTGCGCCTGGATCACCTCGAAATAGATCCACGGTTTCGCCGGCGGCCAGGGATTCTCCGGCGGATTTTCGTTCTGATACTTTACCGGCGCCGCGTTGAACGCGCCCTCAAAGCGCGCCCGCATCGCGGCGACGGCGCCAGCCCAATCAGCCATTACCTGCCCCTGATCTCGAGCGCCGGCTGTCTAACCAGCCAATCCTGGCGCGCCTTCTCCGACATGCGCCGACCAGGCCGCAGCCGCCGAGAGAAAGCCGCGAAGGCCTGCACGCCGCCGAACCGGACCGGCATGAAAGTGAACTTGACGGCGGCCCGGTTGGCGTATCGGCCCGCGACGATCAAAGCGGCGTCCTGATAGACATGACCTGGAATGATCATCTTGGTGCGGCCCATTTCGATCTTGCGCGCATACGGAACGGGATTGGAGATGTTGATCTGATCACCAGGCCGAAAGGCGCTGACGTCACTGCTGTCGACGACATGGCCATTCAAGAAAACCATGTGGCTGTCGCGGTAGAGCCC